TAAATACAGCGGGTATCTTGATGATGCCTCAACGTATCGAATGCAATACTATACAAATCACGCCGATTTGGGTGATGTTGCGGTTACGTCGATTGTTAAGCGAATAGCTGTTGTCGCTATCGGCGGATCAGATCAAGTGATTACGATTAAATGGGGTTACGATTTTTCTGAGAACTATCTATCCCAAAACGTATCGGTTCCAACGCAAGGTATTTCTGAATATGGTAGGGCTGAGTATGGCGCTAATGGCGTTCCTGTTGCGCAGTATGCCGGTGGCATTGTGATTCAAAATCTATTTTCTCAGGCTACTGGCTCTGGCAAAGTTTTTCAGACAGGCTATGAAGCAGAGGTTAATGGTTTTGAATTATCGATTCAAAAGATTGAGATTTTGGCCAAACGTGGCCGCATAAATTAAGGGGTAGGTAATGTCGGACTATACCAAATCAACAGACTTTGCATCTAAAGACGCGCTGCCATCAGGCAATTCGGGCAAGATTGTTAAAGGTACTGAGATTGATACAGAATTTAACAATATTGCGGTGGCTGTCGCTACTAAAGCTGACTTAGCAAGCCCAGGCTTTTCTGGTAGCCCAACGGCACCAACGCAATCAACTGGTGACAATTCAGCCAAGTTAGCTACTACAGGTTTTGTGGCGGCAGCCATCACTACAGGTATTGCAGCGGCGTATCCAGTTGGATCGATCTATATCAATGCGGCGGTAGCAACAAATCCCGCCACATTGCTTGGGTTTGGTACGTGGTCAGCATTCGGCGCTGGTCGTGTCATGGTAGGTCTTGACTCAGGCAATGCAGCATTTGATACGCCGCAAGAAACTGGCGGCTCTGCTGATGCAATTGTCGTTAGCCATAGCCACTCAATTAGCGACCCTGGCCATAGCCATACGCTAGACGGCCTTCCAATTAGTAACACTGGGAATAATCAAAGCTCGTTTAATTTTTCAAGCACAATTCAAGCTGGAAGATATAACCCTGGGATGTCAACAGTATCAACTGGTATCTCTGTAAATTCAGCCGGTTCTAGCGCAACAAACGCAAACTTGCCGCCGTACATCGTTGTTTATATGTGGCGTCGTACAGCATGAGTGCAGTATTGGAAAATGTTGGCGGTGAGATTACTCACCATTTTTCAGATGGCCTGTATGCCAAGGAAGCGTTTGTACCAGCTGGCACGGCCATATTGAAGCATACGCATGACTTTAGCCATCTGTCTATTTTGGCTAAAGGTAAAGTAGCGGTAATGAAGGGCGACGTCATTGAAATAATTGACGCGCCAGCGTGTATAAATATTGAAGCAAATGTGGTTCATGGCATTAAGGCCATGAGCGATTGTGTCTGGTTTTGTATCCATGCGACGGATGAAAAAGACCCGTCAAAAGTGGATGACGTTTTAATTAGAGGGGAATAGTATGCCTTTTATCATTGGTGGCGCAATGTTGGCCGGTGGGTATTTGCAGGGGCAAGCAGCAAAAAGTGCCGCTGAAAAATCAGCCGACGCGCAAAAAGAAGCCGCACGAATCGCCGCTGAAGAATCCCGCTTTAGGCCAGTTGGCGTTACGACGCGATTCGGTAAAAGCCAATTTACTACTGGCCCTGATGGCCGTGTAAGCGGTGCTGGTTATACCGTATCGCCTGAACTTCGGGCGTATCAAGACCGTTTGATGGCATTAAGCAATCAAGGATTAGGTCAAGCCGAAGCAGCTCAAGGAATGTATCAGCCGCTAACTGGTGCGGCAACTGGCTTGTTTAATTTGGGTGGCCAATACTTAGCGCAGTCGCCAGAGCAAGTAGCCGCTCAGTATATGCAAAGCCAACAAGACTTGTTAGCGCCTAGCCGTGAGCGTCAATATGCGGAATTGCAAAATCGATTGTTTAATACTGGTCGCGGCGGTTTGTCTGTTGGCGCTACTGGTGTTCGCCCAGGCGGCGGTGCAGGTCTTAGCGCAAGCAATCCTGAATTAGAGGCGTACTACAACGCATTGGCTCAACAAGATGCCGCATTAGCTAGCCAAGCACAACAAGCTGGTCAGCAACAGGTAGCATTTGGCACAGGTTTATTTGGTCAAGGCGCTAATTTGTTAGGTCAATATCAAGCAGGTCAAGTAAGCGCTTTAAATCCATTTAATGCGTATATTGGCGGCGCTGGAACAATTGAGAGTTTAGGCCAACAGCCGTTGGAGTTGGGCGCTAATATTGGCGGCCGAAATGTAAATACAACAGGCGCACAAGCACTATTAATGGGTAATTTAGGTGCAGCGCGTACTATGCAAGAAGCTAATGCCTATAACCCATATAGCGCAGCGCTGCAAGGCGTTGCAAATAATCCTTATATTCAGCAAGGCGTAAAAAGTTTGTTTAGTGGTTTTGGCAGCGATTCAACAACTGGTTCATATGATCTTTCATCAGTAGCACCTCAAAGAACATATGCACCATCTGCTCCACTTTCTCAAGATATGTACCGTCGCAGCGCGTTTGATTATTACCCTGGCGGTGATTACGCTGGCGCAATATAAAACATAAAGGACAATAATCATGGCAAGCGAAATTCTAGGATTATTTACATCGCCAGAGCAATATCGAGCGATGCAAGACCAACAAACACAAAGGGAAGCGATTCAATACGCTGGCCTTACGCCGTTTCAACGTGCTGACGTTAGTTTATATACTGGCGGCAAACAACTTGGCCAAGCAGTTGGCGGTTTGTTTGGCATGGAAGACCCGCAATTACGCAAAATATCAATGCGTCAACAAATGCTAACCGGAGCTGGTGGTGCGCCACGTATCAATCTAAATGACCCAGGCTCTATGCTTCGTGCGGCTAATTTAGCGCAGGAGCAAGGCGATCCAGAGTTTGCCCAATACCTTATTGGCGCAGCTAATGATCTGGCCAAGAATATAGCTGATATGCGTTCAAAGTCAGCCACCGCTGCCAAAACTGAATTGAGCATTGCTCAAGAAGAAAAGCTGCGCGAAGAACTTGGCAACCTTGGCCCAACTCCAACTAATGAGCAAGTGTTGGCGGTTGTGTCTAAATATGGCTCACCTGAGAAAATAATGGGTGTGTTGCAAGCTACTCAAACGGCGCAAGCTAATAGAGAAGCGCGTAAAGAAGAAAAGCAATTAATGCTTGATCAACGCACACAAGAATTAGCGGATAAGGCGGCTCAAAGAGAAAGAGAATTGGAAGTTGCTCACGCAAGAAGATTGGAAGAATTAAGGCAAAGAGGCGCTGATGCAAAAGATTTACAAGCACAAAGATCGGCAGATAAGAGAGAGCTAGAAGCTCAGAGATTGGCAGACAAAAAAGAGGCAAGAGATTTAGCGGCGGCAAACAAACCATTACCCGCTGGCATTCAAAAAGCTGAAGATGCTGATTATGATGCGGCTCAAGCAGCAATTAATCTAGCCACTGATGCTGATAAGTATTTGACTAGCATCAAATCAGGCAATATTAAGTTTGGTTTAAAAGACCGAATAAGCATTACAGCTCGCAGCGCACTTGGTTCAGGCGATCCAGATGTGGTAGCACGTAATGACTTTGAACGCTTTAAGACAACGCTAGTCAATGAATCGTTGCGCTTAAATAAAGGTACTCAGACCGAGGGTGATGCAGCTAGAGCAGCCAAAGAATTGCAAGGCGCTGAATCTGCTGCTGATGCAGGAAAAGCGATTCAGACATTACGCGACTTAAATGCTCGCCGTGCTGCTGATTATAAGAATACTATTGAGCGCCGTCGTGCTAACGCTAAGTTACCGATGCCTGAAATGATATTTGAGTCGCCGAAGTTTGAGCCGCACGTATTCACCAATGCCGACTATGCAGCATTGCCAAAGGGCACGGTATTTATTGATGACAAGGGCGTTAGAAGGAGAAAACCATAATGGCTAAAAACGCATGGGAAGACGCTCCGGTTGTTCAGGAAGAAGCGCCACAAGTATCAACGTCAGTCTTTCAACCTTCCGTTCCTTATTCTGGCGCGGCAGAGGCTGGTCGTGCTGTAGCGCAAGGCGCTACATTTGGTTTTGCTGATGAGATAGAGGCGGCTTTTCGTACAGGTCGGATTAGCGGCCCTCAATACGAAAAACTAAGAAATGAACTACGCGCCCAGCAAGGTCAGTTCGGCCAAGATTATCCGAACGTCAAAACACCATTGGAATTGGCTGGTGGCTTGATTGTGCCATTTGGTAGCTTACAAGCTGCAAACCGTTTAAAAACTGGCACACAAGCAATGTTAGCCGGTGAAAGACTAGGCGGCCAAATAGCGCGTGGGACAGCCGTGGGAGCCACTACAGGCGCTTTGTCTGGCGCTGGCTATGCAACCAAGGACACCGGCGAAGAAGCGGTCAAAGGCTCTATTTTTGGCGGTGCGTTAGGCGGCACAGTTCCGGTGGCCATCAAAGGCGCTGGAGGCGTTATTCGTAACGTCCTAAATGCTTCAGGCGTTGGCGACCAACAAGTTGCAGCATCAAAGATTCTGGCTAACTACCTGCAAAAAGATAATTTAACGCCAAATGAGGCTATGGCTGCATTGGATGAGTTGCGCCGCATTGGCGTACCTAATGCCACGCTTGCTGACCTTGGTGAAAATATGCGCGGCTTAGCTTATAACGCCTATGCCGTTTCATCTAAAGCCAAGACAGGCACTCAGAATTTCTTAGAGAGTCGTTTAATTGACCAGAAAAACGACGTTGTTACAGCATTAGCCGACAAAGCTGGCTTAGACATAAATGCCAATGGTTACGAAAGACTAAACAAGCTAATTGAAGATCAAGCATTGGCGGCAAAAACAGCTTACCCAGCGGCTTATAGCAAAGATGTTTACGCCAAAGATTTCCGTAAATTTATGGATCGTGATCTATTTAAAAATGCGTATAAAGAAGCAGTTAAACGCGCTGATGCGCGTGGCGAAACTTTGCCACCATTGGATGCGTTATTGAGCGACCGCCGTGTTCCAACGGATGTTATGCACCAACTTAAAATTGGTCTTGATCGCATTGTTGAAAAAGAAACCGACGCAATTACTGGAAAAGTTAGTGGATACGGTAACGATGTTTCAAAAGCAAGAAAAGAATTTAACGATTTGCTAAAAACAAAAAATGATGCCTATCGCAAAGCTAATCTTGAATATGCTGATTCAGAAAGAATTCAAGACGCATTTCAAATGGGTCAAAAGTATCAAAAGTTAGACCCTAAAGAAGCTGCCGCAAAGATTAAAGCATTTAACCCTGCTGAAAAAGAATCCTTCCGCATGGGTATGATGGCCGATATTAATAATCGTGCTGGCGATTTTAAAGGTGGTGACTTTACTCGCCAAGTATTTAAAAGCGACAATCAAAAGGGATTAGTTAGGTTAGCTTTTGAAGATCAAGCCAAATATAATGATTTTTCACAATTCATTAAGGCAATGGATCAGCAAAGCAAAACGGCTAAAAAAGTTATTGGTGGATCAGAAACAGCGCCTCGACTAGCATCTCAAGAAAATGCTAATGAGATTGCCCAAATTGCTCAGAATGCAGCTAGAGGCGATGCGCTTGGTATTCTCAGGGCAACGGCTGGCGCTTTATATGGCAGATCAAAAGGCATCAGCGGAGAAACATCCGAAGCATTACAACAGCGTTTATTTTCCACTAATGCAAAAGAGCAACGAGCCATTTTAGATGAACTTAAAAAAAGAACTCAGCGCCGTCCAGTTGGTTTGTTATCTGGCTCGGCCATAGTTGGAACATCAACAGGAATATTGGGCGACTAAAGTTTAAGAAAGATAGATCATTGACCCACTTACCATTCTTGCTGCTGCAAAACTGGCTGCAAGTGCAATCAAACAAGGTTGTGAACTATACCAACAGGCTAAAGCTGATGGTATGGAGTTGGTCGATGCTTACGGTAAAGCCAAGGATGTGGTTGCTGACATTAGTAGTCATCTTGGTGGGTTTTTCAAAGCGCATGAGCAACTTGAAAAACACGTACATGAGGAAGAATTAAAGTCAAAGAAAGCGCGTGACCCTGAGTTGTCCGTCAACCAAGAAGCATTTAACCGTATCTTGGCGCAGAAAGAAATGATACGGCTAGAGACTGAACTGCGTGAAATGATGGTATATCAAGCGCCAAAAGAGTTGGGAGCGATCTGGTCAGAATTTGAAGTAATGCGGGACAGGATTAAAGAGGAACGCGCTGAAGTTCAGCGGCAGGAATTAATAAAACAACGGGCGGCTCAATGGCGACGGGATTATATAAAAAGAAAAATCGCGGAGCAGATGACGCTGGTAATCGCGGTAGTCTTCATAATATTGTGGTTCCTATGGGTAATGATTCTGCTAAGGATGAGTCACACATTTCGTGGGCAATCTTCTTTGCCGTCCTTGTGGTGTGTCTTGTGCTAGTTGTTGCGATCCCTGCGCTGGCAATCATGTATGGCGATATGTCAAACGCTACTGCTATGGCGATGGAAGAGACAAAGAAAATGCGTGAGTTGCGCGCCAAAATACTTTTAGATATACGGAGTGAATAATGCTTACAATCTTTTCAACTTTTGTATCGTTTTTGATGGGCGGCTTACCTAAGCTGCTTGACTTCTTTCAAGACAGATCAGACAAATCGCATGAGCTAAAATTAGCTCAAATGCAGACTGAGCGCGAGTTGCAACTAGCCGCCGCGGGGTTTATTGCGCAAGAAAAAATAGAAGCCATTAAGCTAGACGAGATCAGAACTCAGACACAATCTGCGGAGAAAGTCTCGCTAATCGACGCACAATCTGCGGAGATGCAAGCTATCTATGCCCATGACACTAGCCTAAACGAAGGCACAAGCAAGTGGATGAAAGACCTGCGCGCTAGTGTGCGCCCTGTGATTACGTATGGCTTTTTCTTTTTGTTGGTTGGTATCGATGCGGTGATTGCTTACAAAGGTCTAACGACAGGCGTGGAGTTTACAGCGTTAGCCGACCAGTTATGGGATAACGAAACGCAAGCGTTGTTCGCTTCGATTATTGCGTTCCACTTCGGCGGTCGGGCGTTTGGTAAATAAGTTAGGGCTTGATTTGGTCTTTGACTAGGCGAGATGGAAAGCCAAAAAACAACTCGCATCGACATCCTCAAACGCTGGCTTAACACCCTAACGCAAATATTATAATGCCAATTTCTGAAAAAGCGCTAACGCTAATTAAACATCACGAAGGGGTAAGGCTTAAACCTTACCGGTGTCCTGCTCGACTCTGGACGATCGGTGTTGGACATTTAATCGAAGCGAGCCATGCAAAGGTTCCGTTTGAAGAGCGCAGTTATCTGGAAATTCCGGATGGCTGGAACCGAACATTCACAACGGAGGAAGTCGATGCCATTCTTCAAAAAGACCTTAATCGGTTTATTGCGGGAGTTTTGCGCTATTGCCCTAGCGCTATTAATAATCAAGGCTGGCTTGATGCTCTGGTAAGTTTTAGTTTCAATCTAGGGTTAGGTACCCTGCAACGATCAACCCTGCGCCAGAAGCATAATCGAGGTGATTACCAAGGCGCTGCTGATGAGTTTATGAAATACACAAAGGCCGCCGGAAAAGTTTTACGTGGTCTTGAGAATCGACGCAAAGACGAACGCGCTATCTATCTAATGTAATTTGTAACATTATATTAATAAATATATGATATACATCAGAAATGCCTAAAAAATCAATCCCCGCCGATTGTATGCCAGCGTGCGTTTCGTGCGCTTTTTTTATGTGCGAACCAAAGGAAGAACTAGGTTTTTGTAGGCGCTATCCTCCGATGATTATTGAAGCGGAAGATGGTTACGATAGTTGCATACCTGTTACCGCTCGCGCTGATTGGTGCGGCGAATTCATACGTAAGGTGAACTAATGGCCACTAAAGTATCGGATGATGATTTTATTGCGGCGTGGGGTCGATTACAGTCTGTAACCGATATGGCCAATGAAACTGGCCTATCGATACGTGCGGTTAATGTGCGCCGCCGTAAGATAGAAAAAAAGCATGGCGTCATTCTAAACGCAGCAAGTCCACGCAGTCCTGATTTTAAGATTTTGATACCTGAAAACAGCATTCGCGTTAATTTTGAATTGGATAGCGGCAGCGTCATGGTGGCTAGTGATTGCCACTACTGGCCTGGCATCATATCGACCGCGCATCGTGCATTTGTTCTATTTGCCAAAGAATTAAAACCCAAAGCAATTGTGATGAATGGCGATGTTTTTGATGGCGCATCGATCAGTCGGCATCCACTTGGCGGCACTTGGGAAGCCACACCCAGCGTTAAGCAAGAACTTGAAGCCTGTCAAGAGCGTTTAGCTGAGATTGAAGCGGCATCGCTTAACAGTAAGCTGCATTTTCTCTGGGGAAATCATGACCAAAGATTTAATGCTAGGCTATGCGCGCAAGTAGGTGAGGGCTTCAAGGGCATCATGGGTATGAACTTGACCGATCATTTCCCACGCTGGAAGTTTAGTATGTCGCTTATGGTTAATGGTAACTGTATGATTAAGCATCGCTGGCATAACGGAATTCATGCTATTTATAACAACACCCTTAAGTCGGGGACGTCAATAGTTACCGGCCACTTGCATAGCCTTAAGGTAACGCCTTGGACGGACTACACTGGCACGCGATACGGCGTCGATACAGGATCGCTTGCAGACGTTAATGGGCAGCAATTTAGTTATTCAGAAGATAACCCAAAGAACCACCGCTCGGGTTTTGCCGTGCTAACTTTCTATAAAGGCAAGCTGTTACCGCCGGAGTTATGTGAGGTATTGGACGAAGATGAAGGAATTATCTATTTCCGTGGAAACGTCTTTAAAGTGTAAGAATCATAGGCTAAGATAGTTGTGTGGCCGTGGGGGCTGCATCTATTGGGGGTGTTATGTCTGTTACTATTCTGGTAATTTTACAAGATGATGAGCTTGAGTTTGCTTACGACGAAGATGGCGTTCTTTGCTATTACGACGAAGAGTCAGACGATTGGGTTGAAGATACTGATGTTGAGTACGACGATGCTGGCTATGCTTATTACTTCAACGACGAACTGGAAGTCTGGTTATACTTCGATGACGAAGAAGATGCTTGGCTTGAGTTCGACATTGCAGCTTAATTAATTTCTCGCGTCGCTACCAAGCGATTTAGCCCAGGCTCTTTGCCTGGGCTTTTTTTATGCGCGCAATCAATAGTACGACGGTCTCGGCGCGCACGTTACATCAACCACCACATCGGATGTGCGTCCTGAAATCTTCCGCTTGGCCAGTATCATAACGGCTCTAGTTCTGTTTGATTCGCAATCCTGAATGGCCATAATGACCTCGTTGCGGCTCATCGGTTGTACTTCTTTTTCTACCGTCAACGCGGTATTGGGTAAATCAAATGTTGAACATCCGGTAAGAAAAATAAGTGGTAATAGTTTTTTCATAATTTCACCTCGTTTAATTGTTGACTATTTGTTCAATGCCTTGAACGCAGCGCATACGGAAATCAGCCCATTTTTTCATAAACTTTGGGTCTTCTGATGGTGGCACCCAGTTGTGTTTTGCACGCCAACGAATAGTGACATCCGTTGTTGATGGTGTGTAAACATAATGGTCGCCCATATTCATGTCGTTACGTTTTTTCATTGTTTCTCCTATCTTCGTTTTTTCTTCGGATTGATACTTCTCGCTTCTTTATTGCTGCAACTTCTTCTTTAGTGTAAATAGGTTTTGGCTCTGGTGGGGGCAACAAGGCTAACCATACTTCACCGGTATAAGCAGAAAACCCGCATTTGTGGCATTTTCGCAACCGTCTAACGCCACCTAACTGTTTTTGAGTCCACGTTACATTTGTTCGGCCACCGCAATCTTTGCAATTCATTTCTCTTCTTTCAAATTAAGTATTTTTTTCTTTCAGCTTGGCTTCAATCAACCGCTCGTAACCCCAATTATTATCTTCTTCTGTCTCGTCCATAGAATCCATGTAGTCGCCAAATACATCAGCAATTTCCTCATCCGTCAAATCGACCCATTCTTTTTTTGGTGGCGGACATTGGCAAGCGTGTAACTCTTTTTCACATTTAGCGCATCTCATAATGGCTCACCATTCTTTTCAGCTTCTTGGTTGATTTTTCGCAATGCAGCTTCCCAGCCTTGTATTGCCCAATAAAGTGGAGTGCCTTTATTAAAAGCAGATAGCTCCACAAGTTTGTCGCCATTCCACCATTCAAAAAATTGGCTTTCATTAGTTATGTTCTTCGTTGGCTCGTTAATGACTCGTATGCGACCTTGTGATCTATTAACGTCACTATTGCTTTGTCTTTTGCGCCACAACGATTGTGAGGATTCTGCTGGTTTTGTGTCCGAAGTTTGTGTATTCCCTTCAAACGCTCGGATTTCTTCAAATAGCTTATCTCTTAGCTCGTCACGCTGTCTCAAAATGCAAGCGTGTCTGTCGCAGTAATACCCGCAGCTATGAATATCGTAATCGCTCATTTCGTCCCCCTATATAGTTTTTCCATAATGGTTTTAACGTCAGCAATCTTGCCAGACCGGTTCATATAAATGCTTTCAGTTTTATGCTCCGAACATGGTTGGCAAATCCAGCGACCGCTTGTTCTGGTTTTGCGATAGATGCCGCCAGTAAGGTCGCGGTTGCTTTGGCAATTGGTGCAGAATCT